TCCGGCCGCGAAGCGCTATGACCTTGAGGACGCGGACTGGTTTATCGTCAGCCGCATCATCTCGACCGACGAGCACGAACGCCTCTTCGGCCGCGACACGGAAGCATCACAGAGTGGCTTCTTCCTCAAGGGCGAGAACCCAGCGCCCGGCTGGATGGGAGTGGGTGCGGACGGAATGATGGTCCAGGTCGCGGACTACTATTACTGCGATTACGATGACCCGAACGAGGAAGGCTACCCCAAAGTAAAGATCTGCGCGACCAATGGCGTCGAGGTCCTCGACGAAACCGAGTGGCTGGATCCGGAAGGCATTATCCCGGTTATCCCGCAATTCGGCGAACAGGACGTCGTCGACGACGAGAAGCGCAACTATTCACTAATCCGGCACGCAAAAGACCCGCAGCGGCTGGTGAACCTTTACGCGTCGAACATCGCCGAGGAGATCGGCCGCATTCCCAAGGTGCCGTATCTGGCAGCGGAAGGCCAGATCGACGGACACGAGCAGGAGTGGGCCACCCTTAACGAGGTTCAACGCGCCGTACTTGTCTATAAAACCCGGTCGGCCGATGGCGACCCGGTCGGCGCCCCGACGCGCAACAATGCCGAGCCACCCATTCAGGCCCTTGTAACCGGATACCTGCAGGCCGTCGACGCGGTCAAAGCCGCGATGGGCATCTTCGATGCCTCGCTCGGCGCCGGCCCCGGCGATACGGCCGGCATCGCGATCAAGAGCCGGCAAAAAGAATCCGACGTCTCCAATTTTCACTTCAGCGACAACGAAGCCAGGAGCCGCAAGAAGCTCGGCCGGATCCTGCTGCGGATAATCCCCCTGCTCGATGGCGACGAGCCCGCCCATAAGCCCGTACGCGGCGCAGACGGCAAGGTAAAGCTCACCCGGATCAATGAGCCATACGCCCACCCGAAAACGGGCAGGCCAGTGATCCACAACATGAGTGATCCCGGCCGGCACGAAATCGGCGTGGCCACCGGACCCAGCTACACAAGCCAGCGCGACCAGGAACACGAAGGCATGGGCGAGCTCCTGCAGGGAGTGCCCGACCTGATCTGGACGATCGGAGATTTGTACTTCTCCACGGCTGACGGTCCAGGCGCGAAGGAGATGGCCGAGCGGATGCAGCGCGCGATCGCGCTCCGGATGCCAGGCCTCATCGACAACCAGAACGGCGACCCGCAGAAACAGCTACAGCAGGCGACGCTGCAGATCCAGCAGATGACCGAGGTCAATAAGCAACTCGTCGACAACGTCCACGCGCTCGCCCAGCGGATCGAGACGAAACAGGCCGAGCTTGATTACAAGTTCAGATCCGACGCGCTGAAGTCGTGGACGACGATCAAAGCCGCCGAGATCACCGCGAAGGTCAAAACGGACGTCGCCGACGCGGATCGCGAAGCGGATCACCTCGAGCAGTACTTCGATCAGGCGCACGATGCCGGCATGGCAGCGATGGACCACGCCCACCAGGTCCTGCAGACGCAGCAGGCACAGGACGGCGCCCAGCAGCAGCAACAGCAGCAGCACGAACACGAGGCCGATCAGTCAGCACAGGCCCAGATTTCTCAGGAGCTGCAGAACCAGCAGCAGCCCGAGCAGCAACAGCAGTAAACCTCACGCCTCACGGCCGGCACAAAGACCGCGCAAAGGAACCAATGGAAAAGACAGAAGTCGCCGCCCGCGGCGACTATTCGATCTCCGAACTTCGGACGATGATGACCACGCCCGCGGAATCGACCACAGTAGTGCCCGTGGAAGGTACGGAGGCAGCAGCCGCCGAGCCAACCGAAAGTGAACCGGCCTCGGGAACGGATGACACGCAGGAGCGAGGAGCGGACGGCAAGTTTAAAAGCCCGAAACCGGAGAGCGAAACCGAAGAAAACGACACCCCAGGCGTAAAGAAGCGCATCGGAAAAGCCCTGCAAAAGCAGCGCGAAGCCGAGCAGCGCGCGTCCGAGGCGGAACGGAAGCTGGCAGAATTTCAGGGGTCGCGCCCTGCCGCAGAGAGCGGAAAGCCCGCGCAGCCAGCCGCCGAAAAGCCGAACGACAAGCCTGTACTCAAGGATTACGAGACTTACGAGGCATTCAACGAAGACCTCGTAAAGTGGACCGTCGAGCAGCGCGAAGCCGAGCGCGAAATCAAAAAGCGCGCGGCAGACCAGCAGACAGCCCAGCGGCAACTCGACAAAGCGCACGGCGATCGTATCGCCGCCGCCAAAGAGAAGTACTCCGACTGGGACGAAAAAATCGGAACGCTGACGGTTCCCATCTCGCAAGAGCTCCACAACGCGATCGTCGAGAGCGAGCTCGGTCCTGAAGTCGTTTATTACGTCGCTAACCATCCGGAAGAAGGCGACCGCATCAGCAAGCTGAGCCCCGCCCGGCAGATCGCCGAATTCGGCAAACTCGAAGCCCGCATCGAAGCCGCTTCTGCACCCAGTGGCACCAAAACCGAAAAGAGGCCGCTACCCAGAGCCGCCGCGAATGTCGGTGGAGGCTCCTCGAGCGCAGGGAAAGAACCCAACCTGAGCGACCCGAACCTCCCCATGGCGGCATTCAAACGCGAAGTCGGCCGCCGCCTGAAGCGCGCCGCATAAACCCCACGCAGCCAGAGGCTGCTGAACCCAAAGGACACATGGCCAATAACGTACTTCTTACCCCCCAGGTCTTCACCCGCATGGTGCTGATGAACCTCGGCGGTTACCTCGCGGTTTGCAAGAACATGAGCCGCGAATACAGCAAGGAATTCGCGAAAGCGAATGCCAAGGTCGGCGACACCGTCAGCGTGCGCAAGCCCCAGCGCTTCCAGGCGACGCGCGGTCTGCTGTATCAACCGCAGCCCCTCAGCAACATCAAGACGACGATCACCGTAAACGACGTCACCGGCGTCCACTTCGAGTGGGACTCGGTGGAAAAGACGCTGTCGATCGACGAGATCCAGAAGACCTATGCGAAGCCCGCGGCGATCGCGCTGGCTCACGACGTCAATGCGCGCGCCGCGCAGTTCGTCGCCCAGAACACCTTCAACGCAGTCGGCACCCCCGGCACCACGCCCACGCTGATCGACACTTATCTGTCGGCCGGCGACAAGATCGTGCAGCTCGGCCTTCCGCCCGAGGAAGATCTGACGTGCATTATCAATCGCAAAATGTCGAGCCAGTTCGTAATTGGACAGAAGTCACTGTACAACCCGGCCGGCAGCCTCGGCAAAGCATATGACCGCGGCGAAGTAACCGGCAACCCGCTCGGCTATCGCTGGGAGCGCGACCAGACCATCTACACGCAGACGAGCGGCGCCCTTGGCGGCACTCCGCTGATTAGCGGATCCGGGCAGACCACACAGAACGGCAACAACGACACGATGAGCCTGAACCTCAAAGGGCTCTCCTCGACGGTGTACAACGTTGGCGAGCGCTTCACGATCGCCGGCATCTACAGCGTGCATCCGCAGACGCGGCAATCGACCGGCGACCTCCAGCAGTTCGTCGTGCTCGCCCCATTTGCGCCCGCGGGCGCGACAGGCAGCGTGCTCGTCGCCCCCGGTATCACGCCGACCGGGCAGTATCAGAACGTCACAGCGAGCCCCGCTGACGGGGTCGCCATCACGATGTTCAGCGCAGCCAGCACGGCGTCTCCGCAGGCTTTGCTCCTGCACGAAGACGCTTATGCGTTCGTCTCGATCCCGCTCGAGGATCCGGAGAGCGGCAAGGGTGTCGAGAAGGCCTATCAGGAAAACGACGAAGAAACCGGCCTCGTGCTTTCGTTCGTTCGCTTCTTCGATGGCGTGAACCGCATCCACGGAAACCGCTTCGACATGCTCGACGGTTTCGGCGTGTTGTACCGCGAGCTGGCCTGCGTAATCGCTGGCTAAGAACCCGAGAGGCGGCCCGACCCAAACCCCCCGGCCGCCTCGCCCAATCCAAAGGAAAAACATTTCAGAATGAAGACTCTCAATCGCATCGCGTTTATTTTCGCGTTTGTCTGCGCTGTGGCTTTCGCGCAGACCAACACGCTGACACAGACCTCGCTCTCGAGCGCCGCGCTCGCGACCGACAAGGTCATCAACGTAAGCTCTGCAACCGGCATCAACGCACCGAATCTGCAGAGCGGCACAGTAGGCTCGCAACTCTATCTCGTGGCGCCCGGCAACCCGCGCGGTGTGACGGTGCTGGTGACCTCCGTATCGAGTACGGCGATCGGCATCCGGCCGACGCAGGGCGGAGCCATGACAGCCCTGCCATCGGGATCGATGGTGCTGGCAGGCCAGCCGAACTGGTTTTATAGTTATGAGCCGAGCGGAGGCTGCACGGCAGCGAATACCCTCGTCACACCCTGGGTCAACGTGAAGACCGGCAACCAATGGTTGTGCTCCACAATCACGCTCAGCTGGGTACCGGGATTCCAGAATACCGTTACGCCTGCTCAGGCGACCGCCGCGGTCGCATCCGTCGCCGGCCTGACAGCGATCGCCGGCCCACTGCTTCACGTCACCGGAACGAACGCCATTACGGGCTTCACGATGGGAGCCGGCTGGCAGGGCGGATCGTTCTGCGCGATCCCCGACGGCGCATTTACGGTCACCGCGACGAACAACGTCGCCAAGGCCTCGACAGCGGTCGTGAATAAACCTCTCTGCTGGCTTTGGGATAGCACTAACTCGCTGTTTGTCCCTACGTATTAAAATCCCGGCGACCTTCAACCGGAGCCGCTCAAACGAGCGGCTCCTTCCCGCGAATTTAAGCCCCCCACAAAAAAAGGAAATCGAATTATGTCAGGTATTCTCTCGAGCCGCCCACAGGCAGCGCAAAAGCCGTACGAGCATCAGCCTTACCCGAGCGTGCGGTATCACCGCAGCGGCAAGACGCAAGAGGTCGCGAGCGACGACGAGCACGAAGCGCTCATGCAGGAAGGCGACTGGGCAGACACCCCCGCGGCATTTGCACCGGAAACCGAAGCCGCGGCCGCTAAGAAGTCCAGCAAGAAAAAAGACTAACTCGTGACAGCGGCCGATATCGTCACCAACGCGCTCACGCTGATCGAGGCGATCTCACCGACCGAAGGCCCAACTTCGACGGAGTCGGCCGATGGCCTCGCGGCATTGATCGCCCTGCTCGCGTCGTGGTCCGCAGACGAACTGCTGGTCCACGCCACGAGAACCGCCGCCATTGCGCTCGTCAATGGCACGGTCTCGTATGCCATACCAGGAGCGCGCCCGGTAAAGATTCTGTCGGCCGACTGCACGATCACGGCAACAGGGTTAAATTTTGCGGTCGAGGTCCTGGGCCCCGATGCGTGGGCACGCCAGAACGCGAAGTCGACGACGTCGAAATTCACCCAGGCCGTTTATTGCGATTACGCGTTCCCGACGCCGGCCCTGCTGGTCGCACCGACGCCGGCAGGAGGCGCCACGGTCGACCTGTTCTGCATGGTCGACCTCGCCACAGTCGCCGCGCTGACTGACACCTTCTCGCTGCCAGAGGGATATGTCAAGGCGATCGAATTCAACCTCGCGGTCGATCTGGCACCGCAATTCGGCCGCAGCGTGACCGCCGAGCTGGCCTTGCAGGCAACCACCACAAAAGAGCAGATGCGGCGCCTGATGGCGTCCAACCGCGCCGGCCGCGGCGAGCTCGGCCTGCCGGATCCGCCGCCCGCGGCGCCCCAACAACCCAGATGACCGTATTTGATCTGCTACGCAGCAGCCTGCGCCTCATCGGCGCGATCCCGCCCGGCCGTGCGCCTTCAGGCGCCGAGCTTGTCGAAAGCCTGTTCGTCGCCAATTCCATGCTCGACGCATGGAGCGCGGATCGGCTCGCCATTTTCACCTCGCGGTACGACCTGCTGACGCTGGTCGCGAGCCAGCAGAGCTATACGATCGGCATCGATCCAGCTGGCATCGTAACCGCCCAGTACAGCATCCCGCGGCCCGTTCGTATCACAGATGCGAACCTCCTTCTTTCGAGCACCGTGAGGCGGCCGATCGTCCCCATCGGACAGACGAAGTGGGCTGCGATTCGCTACCAGACGATTTATGCCCCACCGCGGAAGGTCTACCTCGACGGCAATTATGCCAGCGGCATCGCAAGCCTGTTCTTCTACCCGATCCCGGACCAGGCCTATCAGTGGGAGCAGTATTCATGGCAAGCGCTCACCGCGTTTGGCGAGCCCACGGATGTCGTCGAGTTCCCCCCCGGATACGCGGACGCGATCCGCTACAACCTGGCCGTCCGGCTGGCGCCGGAATGGGGCAAGACAGCCAGCCCAGACCTCATCGAGCTCGCCCGCAAAAGTATGGCAGTGATCGCGTCCGTCAATTCAAAGTCGGTCGAGCTGCGCACCGGAGGCGATGCGGCGATGCTGAACGGCGACGCCGGCGATCTCTATGACTGGCTGAGTGGCACCCTCGAGGACCGCTAAGGCGCCGTGGCATTCCAGCTTGTCGGCGGCAGCTACAACGCCGAATCCCTGAATCTCGACGCACAGCGCTCGCTGAACCTGTACCCGTCCAGCGATCGCTCCCAGGCAGGCCGCAACATTGGCGCCCTGCTCGGCACGCCCGGCATTAGCCTGCTGCTGACGCTGCCGACCTCGCCCGTCCGAGGTCTCTGGCCCGGATCCGAGCGGCTGTTTGTGGTCGCCGGCTCGAAACTGTATGAGGTATTCGTTGGCAGGTGCTCCACCAGCGGCACAGCAGTCACATGGGTAAGCGGTTACAGCGATTTCACCTATATGACCGGCGTCTCTGGTGCGGCAGCCGTCCTCCTGATCAACGGCGTATCGTACACGGAGGCATCGAGAGCGAGCTCGACGAGTCTGACGCTGACAGCATCCGCAGGCGTCCAAACGAACGTCGCGTTCGCCGCCTACTACCAGCGAGGCGACGTCGGCAACGACGGCAATCCAGTCCAGATGTACCCGAACGGAAATCAACTCTTCATCGTGAGCAACGGCCTCGCGTGGGTGGATACAGGCGCAGGGCCTGTCCAGGCGAATTTCCAGAACGGCTCGGGAACCGTCAAAACCAGCGGCACCGCGGTCACCTGGCTATCGGGCGACAAATTCGACAGTTCCAACCTGCTCGGCCCGATCGCGATCAACGGCGTTTCCTACACGGTGTCGAGCGTAACCGACGCCACCGATCTGGTGCTGACCTCGACCGCGGGCACGCAGGACACAACCTATACGGGCACCTGCAACACATCCGGCACGGCAGTGACGTGGGTCAGTGGCAGCACGTTCGATGCCGCGCTGAGCGCAGCCGTCGCCTCCTGGGCACAGAACGGCGACCTCGTCACCATAACGATCAACAGCATCCCCTACACGATCTCGTCCGTGACGGACGTCCACGACCTGGTGCTCACAGCGAGCGCGGGCGCGCAGGCAGCCGTCGCGTTCAGCATTTCAATCGGCGTCGCATACACCGCGACATACCCGGTCGCCGCGAGCTATGGAGCGTTCCTGGACGGTTATTTCATCGTCATCAACCGGACCTCGCCAAAGCAGATCAATATAAGCGCGTATCAGGACGGCACGAGCTGGAATCCCCTCGACACCGGCGTGAAAGCAGGTTACCCAGACAATCTCGCGGCGATCCTCGCCGATCACGAGGAGCTGTGGATGTTCGGCACGGAAACGATCGAGGTGTGGCAGGACACCGGTGATGCTAACTTCCCGTTCCAGCGCAATCCGGGTGCGTTCCAGCCACTCGGGTGCGTGGCGCCGTATTCGGTTGCCCGCCTCGCTGGAGGCGTCGCATGGCTGGGAGGCGACCCGCGATCGCGCTGCCGCGCTTACCTCGCCAAGGGTTTCATTCCGGATCCCATCTCGACGCCCGCGGTCGAAAATGCGTGGCGCGGCTACCCGACAATCGCCGACGCGGTGAGCTTTTCCTATAGCGAGGCTGGCCACGATATATGGGTCGTGCATTTCCCCAGCGGGAACGCCACGTGGGCTTACGACGTGACCGAAGGGCTGTGGCACGAGCGAGGCTGGTGGAATGGCAGCTCGGGCGACAACCGCCAGCGCCAGGCTTTTCACGCGTTTGTATTTGACGAGCACATTGTCGGCGACTGGGAGAACGGCAACCTGTACGTTCAGTCGCTCGACACCTATACGGACAACGGAACCCAGATCGTAAGGATTCGCGCGGCGTCCGACATTTCCCAGCCGAACCTCGGCTGGAATTTCTATTCACGATTCCGCCTCGACGCGGAAAACAGCGGCGCGCTGGCTCCCACGTTCGATTACTCGATCGATGGCGGCCACACCTTTATCGACGCACGGACGGCCGGCAACTCAGCCGCGAGCGGCGAGTACGCCTATTGGGAATGGCGCCGGCTGGGACGATCACGCGCGCGCACACTCCGGATCACAATCACCGCGGCCGTAAAGGTCGCGCTAATTAACGGAGCCGTCGAGATGCAGGGAGGGCGCGGCTAATGGGAAAAACCAGCGCCACGGATTTCTCTGCCAACGGCGCCCCGACAACGAAGATCCCGCTGATCCCGCTGCGAACCGCGATGTGGGACGGCCCTGGCGCGAACGACCTCGGCGCCCTCACGCGGACCTGGATTGTTTTTTTTGAGCAGCTCGCAGGCGCGCTGGGAGGCGCAGGCGGTCTTCTTGAGAAGATCCCGCAGCCCATCCACGAAGTGCCGCAAGGAAATATAGACGGAATCAATCAGGTTTTCACGCTGAGCTACGCGCCGCTTGCGTCGTGGCTGGTCCTGCACCTGGATAACGCGCTCGAGGATCCTGTCAGCGATTACACGCTGAGCGGCAGGACGATCACCTACACGATCGCGCCGCAGATTGGCGACAACCACCACGCGTGGTACCTCGTCGGTTCGACAGCATCCGCGAGGCGCCCGATCACCCAGCCCGTCGTGGTGGTCTCGACCCCCGGCGTTGGGAAAGTGCTATGGTGCGACACGGCCGCAGATATTCCCCCGAGCTGGCAGACGGTCGCCCTGAGCGATGCGGCGTGGGCGAAACCCGTCCTCGTATCGAGCGCATTTACGCCAGCCCCCAACAGCCAATGGATCAGCGATTCGGCTGGCGCGCGCTCAGGCCAGCCCCACTGGGACCTGTACCGCATCCACTTCACAATTCCAGGGGGAACGTTCTCCAGCTGCACGCTGACGATCAGCGCAGACGACTGGCCTGACGAGGTGTGGATCAATGGCGTCGAAGTGTACGCGCCGGCCTATCCTGGCGGCATCGCCATGACTCCTCCGGTCGTGATTTCGCTGCCGACTGACGCGCTCGTCACCGGAGACAACTTGCTCGCCATAATGGTCCGCGACGCGATCCCGTTTGCAACAGCCGTCTCCTTCAATCTCACGATCGCACCATGAGCAAACTCGTACGCGGCAACTTTCATCCGGAACTGATTCGCGCCGCGCTGCGGCAGGGCGCGAACAATATCGTGCAGATGTTCGGCGGCGGTACCGCCGTCGCGGGAAACGCGCTCGTTTTCGACGCGGATGGGAACGCAATAGACAGCGGCGTTACGCCGGGCGGCAGCGGCACGGTGACGCACACAGCCGGGGCGCTGACGGCGGGCCAGCCCGTTTTTGGTAATGGCGCGGCGGACGTCAAAGCCGGGACGAAGCGCGGCAATACAACCGTCGCACAGATGGCGGATTCGACAACCGCGCCAACGAGCGGACACCTGACGAGTTTTGACGCGTCGGGAAATACGCAGGATGCGGGGATAGCGTCCAGCGCGGTACTCCAGACCTCCCGCACGATTTCTACAACCGCGCCACTGACAGGCGGCGGCGATCTCTCGGCCAATCGAACGCTGGCCGTATCCGACGCCACGGCATCGAGCAAGGGAGTGGTGCAGCCGGATGGCACGACGATTACCATCTCGGGTGGCGTCATAACCGCCGTGGGGAGCGGTTCACCGGGCGGCACGAGCGGCCAAGTGCAATACAATAGCGCCGGGGCGTTCGGCGGCGCATCGGGCGCAACGGTATCGGGCGGAAACCTTCTGGTTACCACTCAGACGCAGGGGGATAATTCCACCAAGACGGCATCCACCGCCTACACGGACCTCGCCGTGTCGAATGCTATCGCGGGTGTCAATCCGGCCGTCGCGGTGCAGGCCGCGACCACCGCGGCCTCCGATACGAGCGGATTCACTTATTCGAACGGCGTGGGCGGAATCGGCGCCACTTTCACCGGTGGCGTGAATACCGCCGTCGCGATCGACGGATATACATTCACCGCGCTCGGGCAGCGATTACTGGTCAAGAACGACACGCAGGCTCCGAGCGGAGCGTTCAATGGCGTCTATTACGTGACTCAGCTGCAAACGTCGCTGCTGCCGCCGATTCTCACGCGGGCTCTCGACTACGATGCACCTTCGGACATCAATAATACAGGCGCCATTCCTGTGGTCAACGGAACCACGAACGGCACCACGAGCTGGCTGTTGACCTCGAAGATTGCCACGGTTGGCACGGACCCGCTCACATATACGAAGTTCACGGTTAACCCCTCCACGGTTCCACAGAAATACACGACATCCTGGAGCGCGCAGACCAGCGTAACGGTCACGCATAATCTGGGCACGACCGCCGTAATTGTCCAGGTGGCGACTGCGGGCGGCGTATTGGTACAGCCGGAATCGATCACGATCACAAGCGGCAACGTGGTGACGCTGACCTTCGGCGCGGCGTTCACGGGTTCGGTAGTGGTTATCGGATAAAAGGAGAGAAGTCATGAGCAGGAAATGGAAACTGACGTTGAGCGCTATCGCGTGCGGATCGCTGGCGATCGCTGCCACCATCGTGGGATATGAGGACTGGCAACTAAGGGGCAGCGCACCCGGCAATCCAGCCAGCGGCTATCTGCGCATCTGGGCAGACAACACAGGGGGGTTTTTCAAGTGCCTGACTTCGGCGGGAGCTTCCTGCTATTGGGCCGCGAGTCCGGCATCCGCTTCAGCCGTG